GATCACCCCACAGAGTTTTTGGTACTCGTCAAAATTTTTGCATACTCCCGCCGCGAGATCATCAGCGTAGTTGTTCATGTCTTTGCGTATGTATTCGCGCAATACGCGTGCGAAGTCTTGTATCATTCTTTAGGATTCTCCTTTGGTTTTTGGGCGGCTTGCTTAGCTTGCCGTTCTTGTTGCAACATCCTAAGTTGTTCTTGATTCCTATCAAGATGATCTTTTTGGATGTTATGCAATCTTTCTGCGGTTCTTTCGCCATGTTCTAATGCGGCTTGGCGAGCCGTAAGTTCTTGTTGAGCCTTGGTCTTTCCAATATCAACGCCCAATTGCGCACCAGAACGCACTTCTTGAGACTTGAGATTGTCTTTCTTGTGGCCAATATCTGCGCCAACTTTCATTGCTCCTAGCTGTAAGTTTCCAGCCAACTTCTCTTTTTCCAACGCCAAACGCGCCGTATCGAGTGTGGAGTCTGTTTGTAGTTTGGCTTGTGCCAACTGCATATCTTGCTGGAGCTTTTGCTGTTTGATGGCAACTTCTTGCTGGCGAATCTGGAGCTCTTGTTGTTGCAACTGGATAAGCGGGTCTTGCGCTTGTTGCTGAGCTTGCTGTTGAGCCGCTTGTGCCTGATGTTGTTGCATCACTTGTTGCGCGGCCTGCGCCATCATTCCAGACATTGCATACTCAATTTGTGGTGACAACTTCTCATCTTCGGCTGGCATAGCCATACCCAATTGTTGTTCCACTTGTTGTCTATACATATATCCAACGTGCTCGGCAATATGTGCTTGGAGTGCCGCCTGTATTTGCTGAGCCTGGGGGTTTTGACCTATAGATGCCGCAATAATTGGGTCTTGCAATAACCCTTGGTGCATCTGGATATGCGCTTGATGATTCTGATACTGAAATGCTTTTAGCGGTTTGCCCTTAAGCGCCTGCTGGTTTTCAGATACAGGGTCCGTAGGTTTCTGATCATCTGGCAAAGGAACGAGTTTTTCTGCATTTTTAATCCCCAAAACATCAAGCATTGAACGGTGTAACTGTGGCAAATCATATATCTGCGGAGCCATCTGCGCCATCTGTATAACAGCTTGATACTGCACCACGCGCTGAGACATGGTAGCGGCATTTGGATCACTAACAGGGATTATGTCTACTAAATCGTAATCAGACTTCTTGGACTTCCTTCCTCCGTATTCGGGATCGTAGGTATAGTCCTCGTCCGTATAGTCACGAATTAAGTTCTTAATTAACTTCAGCTCTTGCTTTAAGCTAAAGTGTGTTCTAGCTTGTACCGCTGTTAACACTTTTAACTGGCGCTCTAGCAATGCCAGTGTAGTTCCAACAGGAGCTTGGGCAGACATATCGCTAACTTGCATATCAGCAGTAGCGGCAAATCTTCTGCCCTCCTCAACAATCGTACCCAGCAAACCAGCCAATACCGCACTAGGTTCTTTGTAAGGTAATGGGAGAATACTATCTCTAATATTTCCAGACGCTAAATCTACGTCTCTGAATTCCCCTGGCCTAATGGGTGTATCATCACCTTTAATCCGAAGTCCTCTGGACTTAAGACCTCCAGGCAAGTTAGATAAAGTTCCCGCGTCCACCAATTGACGCATAATGCTTGTCGCCGACTTTGCATATCCCCCGATGAGGTGAAAGAGTCCGAATCCGTATGCTCCGAAGCCTGGGATGTATTGGTAATGGACGAAATGTTGGCGCTTAAGTTTAAGAGGATCGCTCTCCTTCCAGTTCCTCCGAATCGACAATACGTCATTTGTACCCTTTATGAAAGTAACAACATAGGGAAGCATAATCCCCGTTGGTCCGTCTTCATCCTCATCCTCAAACCCTTCCAGATCTAAGTCAACGTGACACTCATAAATTGTATATCTTTCATCGGATAAATCGTTAAATCCAGTCTCTCTATCTTTACCTTTTTGTATCTCACTCTTATCGTTCTGGGGATCAGGTAAATCTATATCTAAATAAAATCCAGCGCGTTGTAATTTAACAATATCATTCTTTGTCTTGCGCATCACATGGGTAACACGGTACGCTGTATCCATATCCGTTGTTCCATACGGCAAAATAATATCTTCTGCTGGAACAAACATTGATACTGGTCTACCCAGTCCTGGATCGTAATAAGTCTTCTTAAACGTAGATCCTACCGCAGGCAATGAGAACAACATCCGCTCATGCTCTGGTCTAAATTCTTTCATCTCCTCAGTCAATTCAAAGTTCATATCATCTTGAACATTGATTGCCTTCTCTCTAATCTCAGGAGTTTCTTTACCAATAATCTTACTCAACACAGGACCAGCGGTCGGGAATGTCTCCGTTACCATCTCTGCCTGGAACCTAACAATCGCCTCAGTAATCAGTGGATGGAACACACCGCACGCGCCGTCCCAAGGTTCTGTTCTGTCTTCAATATGAAGTCCAAGTAACTTCAATCCTTCAGAATACGCTTTCTCCCAATCTTTTCTTGATCCAATATCTTGGGTAATATCAAAATCTAAATCCGATGCCAAAGAAGATACCGCCCCTGGGTGCATCTGTTCCGCTAAGTTAGCATCAAAGTCTTCGTTATTTTCTTCGCCTTCTTCTAACGTAATTTCCATTCCGTCTATCTTAATGCCGACTTCTTCTGGGTCAACAATCTCTATCTCTATGGGCTCCTCATCTTGAGCTAAGCTCTCTAATCCTTGGGGCGCTTGATACAAACTTTTTTCAATACTCATTATTCATCCTTAGTAATAGGCGGCCGATTTTCGCCGTCTATATATTGGTTCATCTGGTTCATCACTACCCAAAGATATAAACCCTCCCTTTCTGAATCGAATCAATGCCTGCGTAGTCGAGTCTACCAAGTCATCGTGATCAGAATTAGGAAAGGCCGCCATCTCTTCGATCAACTCGTCTGCCCATCTTGTTGCAGGAGCCCATACCTTACCGCTCGCAAATAAATCAGATACAGAGTTAATCCTCACCATCTTATCATTTCCCCTGCTCGGCGTAAACTCTTGCACAGGAATTCCCATTGCTCTCAACTCAAATATCAACGGCGCTCCACTCGCCTTCGCCTCAACAATAAAAGAGTCTGGTTCCCAGTTCCTATATTCTCGCATAGCAATCTCTTTTAACTCAGGAAATTCCATTCTTCTTTTAAACGCATCAAGCAAAATAATATTGGGATCTCGCGCATTCTCGTTTAAATAAAATATCCCCCATGTCGTACACGCAGAATAGTCAGACCGCTCACTCTTCGTAAACGCAGTATCCCAACTCTGAATAATATACTCGCACGGCGGTATATCTTCCCCTTCCCATATTTTCCACCACTCCCGCTTAACAATCGCACCCTCCTCACTGGTCGGGCTTTGCATATACTGCGCATTCCACTTACTCGCAGGCAGTTCAGACTTTAATGCCTCCAACTCTGGCAAACTCCAAAACTCTGGCCAAAGCGGTTTCCCACTCGGCATAATCGCAGGCAACTGTATAACGTCCCACTTCTCCCCGTCCCTATCAATCATCGACTGAACAATCTTGCCCGTCAAATCCTTCTTCGCCCACCTTGTCATCACCACCACAATAGACCCGCCAGGCTGAAGACGTTGCCTCGGCCCAGATGTATACCACTCATACACCTTATCAAACACAGTTGGATCGCTAGCCGCTAACGCCGCCTCCTGCTCACTATGCGGGTCATCAATAATAAGCAAGTCCGCGCCCTTACCCGTCACCGTACCGCCAACACCAATCGCAAAGTATTCGCCATTCGAATTCGTACTCCACCTTCCCGCCGCCTTAGAGTCAGACCTTAAATTAACAAAAGGAAATATCCTATGGTACTGCTCGCTCGCAACTAAATTCCTTACCTTCCTACCAAACCCAACCGCCAACTCAGCCGTATTAGATGTTTGGATAATCTTCTTCCCAGGATACTTTCCCAAATACCAAGCAGGCAAAAGAAAACTCGCAAACTCACTCTTCGTATGTCTAGGCGGCATATTAATAATTAGCCTCTTTATCTCCCCCTTCGCAATCTGCTCAAACTTCTCAGCCATCAACTCATGATGCCGACCGTGTATAAACCCAGGCCACATCTCATTTACAAATAACATAAAGTCATCCGCCGCCCTCTCCACTGTCAGACTCTTCTTATAAACCTCAAACATCTGAAACATCTCCTGCGCCATATCATCTGGCATCTTAGAGATTGCATCAATAATATCCTTATCCTTCATTCAATATTCCTAAAGTTAATATAAGCAGGCCGAACACTCCTATCCTTCCCAGGCAACTTCTTCAACGCCCCCAACTCGCAAAGGTTCTTAATCACCCTAGATACATTCCCGCGCCCCTTATCCCCACTATTCCTCATAATGTCATCTATAGTCGGCCCATACCCAAACTCCTTCCACCACTCATCCACCACTATAAATATATTCCTCTCCTTCGGTGTCATCTCCATCTCCATACACTGTTCATAACTCTTCCCCACCTTCCTCATCTTCTCCAGCATACTTTTGCTGTATTCGTATTTTTTCTTCATATAAATCAACCACTTACGACAGGGGTGCAACAAGTTGCACTTGTTTTTTGAAAAAATATACCCCCCCCACCTTTTTATTTTGAGCTTGGGAAAAACAATTTTTCATATGATTACTTTTTTTGCGGAATCGTTTGTATGGAATAGTATGCGTTAGGAGAGCCCGTGCGCCCCGTCAAAAGCGGTGGGTGCCCCTGCGGTGGGGTCGGCGAGTGCAGAATCTGGGTTTTCTATTTCTTCCTGAAGACTGCGTGCCCCAGTTCTAACTGGCTTTGCTTCCACATCTATTACTTCCTTGATGCGTTCTATTAGTTGAGCCTTGATGTCCTCAGACTTTTTGGTGATGACGGTCGTCTCCTTTAGCTCAACGAATGCTCCCACCTCATATAGCTTACCTATTAGTTCCAAAGCCTTGATCCTTTGTGCAGGTGGGAACTCAGTATCGAGTGAGTGTTGCACCAACTGTTGTACGAGCAATGCCTTTAGTTGAGCGGGTTCTCGCTGTTTTTCTGCTTCGATTGCCAGCTTATAGGCTTCTATCTCCCTGACCACACTTGGATGCTTGGCCAGTTTATACGGATCTTTATCTAGAGACGGTTCATATCCTACGTTATATGTTTCTCTGTATGCTTGTCTTTTACTCATAGTGCCTAATGCTACTTTGCGGGCGAATTCTCTTTGCTTATTGGTCAGCGGTTGTTTTGTCCCTAGTATCTGCTCGATTGGTGTCTTGTCTAGCGTCTCTTTTATCTGCGCTCTTGTCATTCTCTTAACGGTCTTCTTGTTCTCTGCGGTCATTTCATTCCCCTGCAACTTGTTGCACCAAATCGTGAGTATATACCAATAACTAAGTTATTAACAGGATGTGAACAGGTTATCCCACTATCCACAGGCTGATAATCTTATTCACAATTCTATGCTTTTGAATACTTTAGCGGTCGTTTTGATGTAATGCTTAGTACTACATAGGGTTTTAATCTGGGGATAACTTGTGGGCAAGATGTGGACGAATCGAGAATGGCACGAATCTTTCGCCTTATATACGGATAGGGCGAAAATTTTACAAACATACACACAAGGAGTGAACATGGATATATCGACTAAACAGAATCGGTTGGCTTTGAAGAGGGTGCTAGAGATTGCCCAATTGGTGCTTGAGTATGAGTCAACGGTCAATATGATTAAAAAGGAATTAGACTTTGATGATGCACTTATGGATAGGTTGCACGAGATTGTCTCGATTGATCTATTAGAGGAGCAAGGGTTGACCAGATCGGACGCCCAAGCAATGTATGAAGCACAGATGTTAAACAATAAGGAGAATTAACCATGATGATAATTTCTAGCAATATGACAGAGCCTGAGTTCATCCACCACGTTCGTAACCATGCTATGCAGAATTACGATAACGGCGGTTGGGACGAAGTTTGTGAAGCATGGGACGATGGAGATATTCTTGAGTACTACATTGAGGGAAACCCCACAAAGGCATTCAAGGAACTGGCCAAGACGGTCAAATTGCGGTTCGATTACGCACAGGAGATTCGTAGCACGGCATTCTGAGCATAACTGACGAGACTTCAATAGTCGAAACCCCGAAAGGGGTCTTATGCAACTACAAGGAATACAAATGATATTAAAAGCAAAATTTAAATTGAGTGTTGATGACATGAGATTAAAAATTAGTGGATTCAGGTTCAA